CATGTTTGGTAATATTTCTGTGTTTGTTCCTACATCTCCTAATGCTGTCATTTTTTTATTTAACCTCCTATAATTTAATTACCCTAATTAAAAAGGGTTGGTTTGTGCGTAAACCACACGACGGACTCCATGAGGGCCGCTCTCCACTTTTTTTACTAAAAAAAAGATTAAAAAGTATAAAATAAAAAATTTATAATATGTTGTCTATAAAACTATTGAAAGCCGTATTTCTCATGATTAGACACTCGTATATCTTCAACATAAACTTCTGTGAATCGTTAGTTTTTGCTAAGTCCTCGTAAGTCATGTCTTGAAGAACTCTCATCTCAATAAAATCCGTATCTAAGAAATATATTTGTTTTGCACCTGAAGTGTTTGACAAATACATGCTTGGAATAACTGGTATTGGTCCAACCATTGTTTGAAGTACAATTGATGCACTTACTCCGAATGGTAATGTTCCACCCAAGTCACTTGGATTATATCTGAATGTATCAATTATTAACTTTCTCAAATCTTGAACTACTGCACTTGATGCGATTGCGATTTTTGGTCTTCCACCATTATCGAAAGCGTATCTAACAGCTGTTTCAATATCATCCCAAGTCATTGCTGCACCATCTAAATCTACTACATTAGTAGCTGATTGTAACACTACAATTCCTGAGAATTGTGTTGCAGTTGTTGCCGCATCTCCATTCACGATAAGATTTTCTTCGAGTTCTCTCATTTCTCTTGCTTTCATAATTACTTCAAGTTGTTTAGCGTTTGGAACCCCTGCTGAACTAAACGGACTTCCTCCACCTAAGCCTTCTCCTGTTGGTTGAAAACCTTCAAGGATGTAACTTGGCATCGCCGCCTGCATTTGTCCAGTTGTTCTACCAACTGCATACAAAAACTTGATTGATGTACTTGCACGAACATATGTGTCTGTTGTTTCTGGTAACGCTGCATCTTCTGCCGCAGTATAACCTCCACCTTTAGCGGTGATCTGATTATAATCAGCTGTCATACCTTGGTTTGTAACTCTTGGAATTAACTCAACCAAAGGAGTGAACTTTCGTGTAACATCCACTATTCGTGGATCAACATAGATTGGCACCATTGCATATCCTGCAGTTCCTGCTCCACCAGCCTCTGAATTCAAAGCCTTCATTCCGATAGACATTAAGTTTTTCAACTCAGGCCTATAATCTGTTTGGCTCCATGCGTCTGCATATCTTGTACCATCTTTTAATGCTCCGAAAGAATGCGCGTAGGCTCCTTTACAATCGACATTTCCCATACTCATTGTCCCTTTTCCTTCCATTATGCTATTAAGTCAAGAGGATTTGTAGATTTACTCTCAAAGTCTTTTGATTTATCTAAAGTAGAAATCATACTTTTCTTCACAGGCATTTTGATACTTGCTTTTAATTCAGCAATTTCTTTGCCTTGTGCTTCAACTTTATCCATTAAAGATTTAACTTCCGCTCCAATTTCTTCTTTGGGTTCTTCTGCTTCCTCTTTTTTCTCAGGTTCCACAGCTTCATCCTTAGATTCAACTTCTTCTTTAACTTCTTCCTTAACTTCTTCTTTAGTTTCCTCAACTTTTTCTGTTTCTTTTTCCTCTGTCATATGTTTAACCTCCTGTAATTTAATTTTATCATCCTCTTTCGAGTTTGAATTTGATTTTTCCTCTTCTTCCTCTTCCTCTTCCTCTGGCTCCTTATGTGGATCAGGGCGTTTCTTAGGTTTCTTGGGAGTTTTCTTTTCCTCAAGAGAATTTAAACTTTTAAGAAAAACATTCTCAATGCTTGCATGAGTATTAACAGGATTTCCAGTAAATGCTACATTTAATAAATTTATCTTTTCTAACTTTCTGACTTGTACTCCATCTTTTTTTTCAATAGTATCCTTCACTGGCACGAATGCAATAGAAAAGGCATCAATAAATCCATCCTTAATTGAATTTTTAATTTCATTAAACCTTCCAATATGTCTATTCAACATTGCTCTGACCTTTAATCCTTTTTTATCAATGAAGAAGTCTTCAATTTTTGCAGCAGGAATAATTGTTTTATTTATCTCTGCTTCCGTCTGACTCTTACCTCGAAAACTCTCATGCTCAATATCTAACTTGATTGTTCGTTTTCTCATTTGATCTGCCATGTCCAACAAACAATTCTTTGTAACTATGTCATTTACTAAATCCACATCAGAAGTAGAAATATATCCTTCAACAAAAAAGTTTTCTCCCTCTGCTTTTAACTCAATGGGTCCTGAACTAAATATAAAACTTGGATCATTCATGCCTAAAAAAATAGATAATAATATTTAAAGATTGTTGTTCAAGCAAATTTATTCTTTGTCTATATATAAAACAGAACTTCTGCAATTAACATGACTTGGAGGAACTGGTCCTTCCCATCCTGACTCTTTATCTTTAAAATTTTCGTCCAGCCCAACTACTTGACCATGCAATCTTTTACATATTGGACTTGTTCTATCATCGATGTGGGTATGCCATTTTTTATTTAATTGTTCCCCACTAGATTTAAACGCCTGTAATTTTCCTTGATTTTCTGCACGGTTTGTTTCTGTTCTAGCAATCATTCCTGCACGGTTTTCTCCGACGTCAAAAACTTTGCTAACTCTTGCTTTTATTTTTGTGATTCCCTCGCCAGACATTATTCCTCTTTCTAATTCTTGTCTTAAGTCGTTTACTACTTCTTCGGTCATTCCTTTGATATTATTAAAAGTATAATCTTGGATAAATTCTATTGCTTCGTTGTTTACCATTAGATTTCTTTCTATTTGTTTTTCGGACTTATCCCACCCTTTCATGAAAGTAATTCTAATCACTGCATCACTAATTGCTTTTAATCCTGTAAATGTAAATAATTCTTTAATCTTTTTTGCAACATCACCAAGAGATTTTATTGCAATCAATTTATTTTGGCCTGCCTCTTTTTCCAGGATGGATTTAATTTTTAACTCATTCTGTTTCAACAAATAGATTATACTTTTGTTAAGTCTATCCTCTCCAATTGTTTCAAACTCTCTAAGAATTAAAGGATTCTCCATTGATTTCTTTTCTTTATCATCTGTTCTTGATTGGATAGTTGTTTCTTCTTCTTTATCTGTTTTCTCCTTTTCTAAAGGATTGTCATTTGAGAACTTGCTTTGCATCTCCATTTGTTCCTCTGCAGATTGTTTATCTCCCCATTCAACTTCTTCCATTCCTTCTTCCAGTCTAATCTCATTTATTGATCTATACCCTGCTCTTAATTGTACCTCGTAAAGATTTGCTTTCTTTGTTTCTTCTTCAACATCAAACATGGTGAATTTAAACTCCACATCATCAAATTCAAATTCTGTGAGAATTTCTTTATTATGTTTGTATTCTTCCATTCTAAGCATTGGGTTAAGTGTTCTTTTCTTGAAAACATTTGATTGAACTATTTGGTTTGCCATTCCTTTTGCATCTTCTGTGAATCCCAATTCTGTACTTGTAACCCCAAAACACGCCCAAACCATTTTCGCCCACCATTTTTGTGCTTCCAATAATTCTAATTCTGAGTTAGTTAATTCCAATCTTGTGAACACGGGGGTTTTATTTGTAATTGGAATTGTATGAAACTTCTTTTTCCAATTACCTGCACTATCTCTAACTCTTTGGTTTTCTTTCCATTGATCTTTAAATGCATTAATTTCTTCAGAACTTGAATTCTCTAATCCTATGATTCCTCGAGGGATTTGGTTGTCTGAAAAATATTCTAAACTTGACTCAATTGCATAAATTAATGTTTGAATTGTTTCGGCTAAGACTTGCACTGGTGAACGTCCATAAATAGAATCTGTTCTTGAGTTCCTTTGTAACCAGATTATTTCTTTCTTTCCGAATGGTACTGGTCTTGCTCCACTAATCCATCCATACTGAAAATAAGCAGCTTTTTCTCTTGCATCTGCAGCGTTCATCCATCCTGGTTCCATCTTATTTACTTCTGCAGTATTGTTCGCAATATTTGTTTCAAGAATTAAATCATCTCGGTCAGTCATCATACCATAAATGTCAGGATTTTTGGTGAATGTTCCTCCATCCCTTGCAACCATCTCTACCATCTGGCCCTGGAGATTAAAAAGTTTATTTATTACTCCAGCATCAATCTCGAAAATGTCCCTCAAATATTGTTTTCTTATGTCCTCGAAACTTTCTTTATTTGTATTTGGATTGTCATAGAAATCTTTCACTGCTTTTTTGTGTGCCTCAAAAGTTGGAGAATCTTCTTTTCCTTCCTTAGCAACAATGTCCCATTCAACTGCACAAAGTTCGTCGATAGAAGTATTAATACACATGTCCACATATGGACTTGCCGCCAATCTTCTTATGTTTGGGATATCAACAAATCTTGGATAACCAAATGGTGGCTTGTAAATAAATTTAGGAATATATGCTTTGGGTTGAGCATTTCTTGTTGTTTCACTGATAGGATCAATGCTCGGAACAGATTTCTCTTTTATTAATCCAAACAAGTTATTAAAATTTCTTGCCATGAGTATTAAGTGTCGGGATAGTTATCTTAACTTAGGGGATTATTTAAATATTGGTGTTTAGTCGAGGAAGCTCAGGACCATCTCATTTTTATTTACTACGAAAAACATTCTCATCATCATTGCATCTCCGATGTCCGTTGATCTTCCAAGTTGATCTTTAATTTCTTCTTTAGTTAAAACTCTAAGTGGTTGATCTTTTCCAGGATCCTTTTCTTTTATCTGTTCCAAGTCCTCAATAATCAATTCCCTATCTTCAACACGGATATCCTTGGATATTCCTATCCATCCAGAGTTTACATGATTTGCTAATTCAAACCAACACTGTGCTTTTAGATTTTTATAATTGTGAATTACCTTATCTTCTTCTGTTTCTTTCTTTCTTGTCATTGGTCTTGCATTATTTACAAATCCTTTCACTCCGGGAAGATCCTTCACTAATCCAAAACCAACACCATCTTCATCAATTACACATTTACTTCGAGGCACTTTGTGTTTTGTTAGAATCTTATCTAATTCTTCATTTGATATATTATTAAAATTATAAATCTTTTCTATAAAAAGCCCATCCCAAATTAAAATCATTGTTCGATCTCTTCCTCTTCCAGCAACATCCACCGTACACATCTTTATTCCCCTCTCTGCATCATTTGTAAATAAATCTATAATTGCATCATATTCAAATAATTTTGTTGGATCATCATCATACTCAAAGTTTCCATACAACAATCTTTCTTTTGAAATCCTATCTAACTTTTTTAAATTCTCGATATAATATTTTGAGATAAATGGGTTATCCACAACCAATGCCGGGATAAATGCTCTGTAGGGTTCTATTGTTCCATCTTTATCTGGTTTGTAAAATTCAAAATATAAAAAGTTCTTACTGGGGTTGCTTGCGATTAAAAGTTTTGGAATCAAGCCAAACTCATCAAGTTTATATCTTATTCTTGACATTACAATATTCTTTGCCTTTACTGTAATCTGGCTTGCCTCATCAATAAATGCTCCAGTATACTCTGTTGACCCTAATGTATCAAATTCGGGATCACTTGGATATAAAAATAAATCTTTTAAATAAATTGAACTTCCATTCCAGAATTTAATAACTCCTTCCATTGAGTTATATTTATAATCTACATTGGGTTTCAAACCCATTTCTTTACATACTTGAAAAAAAGTCAATAAAGTTGATTCCTTTAAACTCTTCAAAATAGCTCTACCCATTAACCATCTGCTTCCAGGATAACTAATGCAGTTTATTAAAAGCCAAAAACATCCAAGATATGATTTTCCTCCACCGGCTAGGCTCCGCCACCATAAAAGACTTCTGTGTGCACAGCATCTTCTAATATTTCTAATGCTTGCTCTTGTCTTTTAGATGGCTTCCATGTAATTGTTTTCATGGATTCTTTCACCTCCTATACCCCTCTTTTTTGTGTCTTTTTTTATGACACTCTTTATATAAGGTAATACCATTACTTATATCCCATAACTCATCACAAAACAACCCATCTTGAAAAGACTCAGTAGATTTGCTTCTATGTTCATATTTCTTAAAACTTCCAGAATTCGTTTGTCCTTTCTTTAATCCCATATAATTATACCTTTTTCTCATTTAAAGGATTATCTTTTTGTGCATCATCCGCTCTTTCTATTAAAATTCTCTTTCTTTCATCCAAAATATCTATTTCAGACTTCTCAATATATCCTCTCTTCTTTCCCTTAGTCTTCAAATAAAAAATAATCTCTGCGGTCTTTCCAGCCTTAATATTTTTTAATAATGCATTCTCCACAAAATCCAAACATAAATCTGGAATCTGTTTAATCCAAAATTTATAATTCTCATCTGCCTTCAACCATTTATAATGAGTTCTTCTATTAATCCCTGTTTGTTTGGCTGCAGCTGTAATCACTCCCAATTGGTCTTGCAATGCCTCAAACATTATTTTCTTCTTCCCACTTAAAACTCTTATCTTTTTTGTAGGAATCTGTGACTTTTGTGACTTTTCCATCTTAAAACCAAACTCCTTTTAGATAATTTTTAAACAAATATTCACTTACATTGCAATTAACTGCGTTCCCAAGTGCAAAATAGCGATTATTTGATGTTTGGCCCTCTGTCCATCCATCTGGGAATCCTTGCAATCTCTCGCATTCGAGCACTGTCAAAAGCCTGTAATCATCTTCTTTTGCTTCATAAACCAATTTCTCTCCGCATCCTTCCTGGGTTGTTAAAGTTCCGACACGATCGTATCCTCCGATTAATTCAAAGTTGAATTGCTTCTTTTGATTGATCTTTAAAATATTATTTTCTGTTTTCTTAACAAATTTGTAAGTAACTCCCTTTTCCCTTATGTCTCTGAATCTCTTTTGCGCATCAATGATCTCTGGGACTTTCTTCTTAAAATCCTTTTTAGATCCTAAAAAAATAACTCTCTCTCGATTCTGCGCGGTTCCATAAAATAAACTATTCAATAAAATCACTCGCACATAATATCCTGCTGCACTTAATAATTTAATCACTGACTTGATTGTCTTGCCGTCATTGTGACTTATAATTCCTTTCACGTTTTCCAGGACAACATATTTTGGTTGCTTCTCTTTTAGAATATCATAAATATAAAAAATCATTTGGCCCTTCCTGTCTTTGAATCCTTTTCTTAATCCTGCCATACTGAAACTTTGACATGGGAATCCTCCAGTTAATAAATCAAAATTTGGAAGCTCTTTGATCTTAATCTTAGTTATATCTCCAAAATTATGCACTTTTCCCATTCTTTTTTGATAAATCTGCACAGAACTTTGCTTAATCTCACTAATTCCAACGCATTCATGATCTCTCAATCCATAATCTAATCCTCCGATTCCACTAAATAAACTAAGATACTTCATTTTATCAATTCCAAAATTCTTTGCACATCGAGCTTTTGGCCCTCCTTGAAATATCTCTTAATCTTATTATAATCTTTGATGTTGTCACAAAAAAAACCCTCTCTTTCTTTTAGTCTAATTGATTCCGGCGGCATCAAGGCAATCACTTTATATCTCTCATCAAATAAATTCACATTTTCCACTTCATTGAGTTTCAGTTCTGTATCCACTTCTTCTTTTGTGAATCCCGTCAATTCTAAATCAAACCCTGCTTTCTTCAAAAACTTAAATTCTTCTACCAATAATTCCTCATCCCAAGTTGAATACTCATTGGTTTTATTATCCATAATTCTAAATGCCTTGATTTGTTTCTCGTTTAGATCCTTTGCATAAATTGCCGGTACTTCTTCCATTCCCATTTTCTTTGCTGCTTTGACTCTTGTGTGTCCTGCAACAATCTCTCCTTTTTTATCCAGGATCACTGGCACTTTGAATCCAAATTCTTTTATGCTCCTGGCCACAATCTCCACTGCATTATCATTCTGCCTTGGATTCTTCTCATAAGGCTTAATTTTGCTGATTTTTACTTGCTCGATTTTCATTTTTGCTAGTTCGACCCCCGTACATCTTTGTTTGAAATGTGTTGAGGGGTCTTGCCGGTAAAAGCTAACTTTAGGAAAAAAGAGTATCCCTATCAACCCCTCTGGGAACTATGCCCCGCTCTTTTCACAGGAGTCACTCTCAGCTAGCCGTACTTGAGTATGAGTGAGGGGTCTTGTAAAAAAAGGTTAGTTTTTTAAAGAGGTATCACTTCAACCCCTCGTGGTGATTTAAATTTTAAGTCTTGATCCTATGGCTTCTTTAATATCTTTAATATTTTTATTTATCTCCTTTAAACCATCTTCATTTGCTTTCAAATCCTTTACTTCTTTCTTTAAAACTTCTTCTTTTGCATTAGCTTGATGATTTTCTAATTGAAGTATTTTTAAATCTTCTTTCAATTTTTCTTGTTCTGAGTTAAGTTTTACTTTTGCTTGTAATTCTCTTAACTGTTCAACATTCTTTGTAAATACTTCTTTCTGTGCATTGAGATCTTTCAAAACATTTTTTATTCCTTTTTCGCTAAGACTTGCAACTCTCTTGATAACTGTATCCCCAATTATTTCTTCTCCATCTTTAATATCACTTGTAGAGTTGATTGTTTGAATTAATACTTTTCTACGATCATCGTATTCTACTTTTGTTTCACTTTTAGTTTCCATCGTTTTTTAAAATAGCATAAACTGTGGTGCCACATTCAATACAAGTTCCCTTAACCGCTTTCCTAACACCCCGACTTCCTTTCATCTCAGTTTTTTCTGGGTTTGAGATTATTGTTTTTGTTTTGCACTTCACACAATATGCTTTATACATTTTTATCCTCCTGTAATTTAATTGAATTTAATTGGAAATCCGCTATTTCTCCATATTCTCTTAAAATTTCAACCATCTTTTTTCCAACTTCCGTGATTTTAACTTCTGTTTCTCTTCCTTTTCTTTCTTTGGTGACTATTCCTTCTTTTTGCCACTGATCCATAACATTTGAAAGATGAGAGGTTGTCATATTTGTTATTCTGCTTAACTGTTGAATATTCTTTCCGTTTATTGCAAAGATCAATTTAAGATATCTTTTGTTACAAATAAATCTATACATTTTTCTTTCTCCTTACAACATAAATTCTTCCTTCATCATCTTGTTTAAATTTAATCATTGTTAGTGCTAAATTAAGAGAGTCATAATTTACTCCGGTATTCCTTACAATTTCTGATTTGTAAACTGGTGATATTTGTTCTTTTAGAAAGGATTTTATTTTTTTCAGCGTCGTGACTTGAATATTTCTTCTTATAGATGGATCTGGTTTTCTCACAACTTTGTTTTCTTTATTGTCACTCATGTAATTACATAGAGATAATACCTATTTAAACTTATTGTTTTATAAGGAATTCAACATATTTAATTTATCTCATTATTTAATGAAAATCTTTTCTTCTTTAATTTCTAATTCAATTCTTTTAATATCACTTTGATTTTCCATTATTTCTCCGTTCTTCTTTATTTTAGGTTCTCTATAAATTAAGAATATTTGAAATCTCTTATTATAAGCATTAATTAATTTTTCCCGATCATCTCTATCCAACAAACATAAAGGATTTTTAGATAAAGTATTAAACCATTTAAAACTTGATTTTACTTCTTCCTTAGAAATAAGAAAACTATTTCCATTTTCCCATATAACTGTTAAATCAATGCCTTTACTTCCCGCCCCCCTAATAACTTCTACAACTCCCTCTTGTTTTTCCATAAAATGTAATGCTCTATACTCAAAATTTGTTCCTTGTTTTTTTGAATACTTTGCTTTTTTCTTAATCTTTAATCTTGTTTCTTTAGAAACATTATGATTTTGTAATTTTTCAGAAATCTTTTTTCTTCTCTCTTTTTCATCCCATGTTGGATTTTTATGTAATTCTTCCATTTTTTCTTTTGTGTTTCATTATTCTTCAACTACTTCTAATTTATCTTGTTTATTTAATTTATAAATTCCTAAGTCATTAATTCCAGATTGCCAATTTCTATATCCTCCTGCTAACTTCTTTCCATCTGAATCGATTATTTTGTAAGTTTTTTGTTTTAATATTCTTTCCATCTGTTTTCTATTTGCCTTAAAACTGGATTAGTCATTCCAAACTGCCTAACTTTATTATGAAAACTTGAATGTTCTTTGTGGCTTTTAAATAGCATAAGATTTTCTATTTTATTATTTGTTTTATCTTCGTCGATGTGGTGAATGCATTCCCCTTTTTTTAATTTTCGTTTAATGAAATTTTCTACTACTTCCCTATGATTATAAATCCACCCATTTTTAGTTTCTGAATATTTGTGATCTGGTTTGTAAATTAAGAAATATCCTTTTTTGTCAATCTTATTTTTATATTTCATTTCCCCAATTTTCCCAGCCTGGGGTTTTCTTCCTTGCAAACAACTCTATTCTTGGCAAATCCCCAACTAATTGAACAATTTTGTCCCTTACTATATCTGGTTTTTTACTATGTTCCTCAATTTCAGAAATAATTAATTTAGGTATTGATGCATCTTTTCTTTCTATTGATCCTTTTGTTGCGATTATACAAATTTCTGGATTTGCACGTGTCCAGTTCCCTAATCCAAAAGCCCACTTATCTTGTTTTGTTTTTTTAACCCAATAAAATCCCACTGTTGAATATTTAAATCCCCAAGCAGTTAATAATTCCTTAAGCTTAATTAACATAGGATCTGTAATCCATAAAAATAAAATACAGTTATCTGCTGCTATTTCTTGGATTTTTAGATCCTTTATGTCTGAAAATTCCATTGTGTTATAATGCTGGCTTTGGTTTTTGTATCCTCCTTCAAAATACTGCCAAGGAGGATCTGCATAAATTATATTGTATTTTCCCGGAGGCAATGGTGCTATTTTTGGTTTTGGTTTATTCTTTGGTAATCCTTTATTAGAAATCCAATGCCAACTTTTACCTTCAAAAAGGGACACAGCGTGTCCCCATGTTGGACATTCCACTGCAAAACGTTTCATTCTTTTAATTTCTCTTACCCCTATTTTCAAATCTTTGGCATAATTTTCATGTCTTTTATTTCCACGATTTTCTTTGATTATCTTCCCTTGTTCCCATTTAGATTTAACAGTTCCTTCAAATTCCATTTTTTGGCATTTTTCAATATCTTCCAAATATTCTGTCTCTTCTGCTTCTTCCTTTGGTTCTTGTACTAATTCCTGTTTTTGTTTTTTCTTTTTACTCATCTTTTAATTTCTCCAATTCTTCCAGGTCCCTAAAAAATTTTAATGGGTATACCCTAATTCCCCCAGTATCAAACTTCATCTCATCAGGTAATTCTTCCAGGGTTTTTAAAAATTGCCATTTTGCATTTTTGAATCCTTCTTTTCCATCTGGTTCCAAAACCAAAAAAATTACTTTTATCCCTGTTTTTTCTTCAAATTCTAACTGTTTTTTTAGTTCATGAATATCTAATCCTTGAGAATCATACCCAAAATTGGATCCTGCAGTGAATCTTTCTTTATATTTTGTTTCAATAAACCAATATTTTCCATTGTATTCCATAAATCCATCAACTTGAATCCACTTGAATCCCTTTTTTAATAAAATTCCTCCGGTTAACCATTCTCCTAAAAATCCTTGTTCTTTTATTGCCATTTTACCATTTTATTCTCCTCATAATTATATATGTTGATGCTGCAAGTTTATGTACACATCTTGGATTTTCATTGCAGAATCTTGAGTGATTCTCACATGAGCATGAATCCATTACTCTCCCTGGTCTTTTAAAAAATGTGACTATTTCTTTGCCTACTTGGATTGTTATCTTATCTGGTACAACCCCTATTACCTTAACCATTCCATCCTTTATAAAATCTGCTGCTTTTTCTATTATTCTCATTTTTCTTTCATAAAATCTTTTAAAGATTTTTGCTCCTTTTTTAATTTTCTTTCTTCTGGATCTAAACTGTATTCTCCTTGGTTCATTATCTTTCTCCAATTTTTAATTCCTCTTGCCATGATTATTATTCCTCATATTTCATAGTTCTTAGTTTTTCTTTAAATCTTACAATAAAATCTAAGATTACCATATGTTCTTCTGCGTTTTTTGGATGAAATTGATATCCATCTTTTATTTTTACTATTTCCATGATTATGATGTTATTGTTCCGTCAGTTCCCAATACTAAACTTATTGGAGGTGGACCTTGAACTTTTACTTTTTAACAACATAATCTCCAACCTCAAAAGTATCTCCCATCTTGCTTGGTTTTTTATTAATTTGTTTGACTTTCAATTCCTTTGAATTTTTAATTAATTGTTTCATTCTTCTCCTAAAAATTCCTTTAATTTTTTTTGTTTCTTATCTATAAGTTTTCCATCTTCATAATCCTCTGACTTATCATATTCTTTCTCTACCTTAATTTGACCACTTTTTCTTCTATCCATTGCGTTAGTCGCCATTTTTCCTCCAATATTTTTCTTTAATTGCTTCATTGATCCATTTTGAACCTTTGTTTAATCTTTTTAGAGATTTTATAAATTGCATAATTTCTTTTGGTAAATCGCTTCTAATTGTTATTAGTGGTCTTTTCTCGTTGTATTCATTCATTTGAATTTTCTTAACTCCTTTTCTAATAAAATATTTAAAACATCATCCAAATCATAGATTTTATAAATCTCTCTAAGTTTGACTAATTTCTTGAATACTTTTTGTTTAATTTCTATTTTCATCTTTTTCCTCCATTTCTTTTAAGTAATCGGGATTATGGGAGTAACCACAAAACTTACAGGCTCTTTTTTCTTTCTCCTCCCCATAAAGTTTGTGGTTACATACTGGACAGCGTTTAATTTTTTCCTCCTTTGGGAATTCTCCTTCCCAACTTGTAATCCATTTTCATATGGCAACTTCTACACAACCATTTAAAATCATTCACATCTCTTTCGTAATTTCCAGAGATATTGGCCAAGTCATAAGGTTTTGATTTTTTGCAATCCTCACAAAATTCTGGCTTTATTTTGTTATTTCTGATCCATTCATGCAAAGATAAATACCCTACATTATCTCCTTTCCACATACAATTCATTTTTCCTGAAACTGCTTTAGAGATATTTCTATTTAATCCAAATTTCTTTAATCTTCTCCAAATAGTTGCAGCAGAATATCCGAATTCTTTTTCTATTTGGTTTGTTGATTTTCCTAACTGGACATATTCTCTCTCAAAAAATTCTTTATCTTCTGGACATTTCTTCACTTTCTAACTAAAAGCCCTCCAAACTTTGCCTTACATTTTCCACATTCTGCTGTAACAATCACACTCTGACTCATCCACTGCTCATCAATCAAATTTAACTCGTGCTCACAGTTCATCTTTTTCTCTCCCTCTTGGTTTAATTCCCTACATTCCTCTGAGCAAAATTCTTCATCTCCCTCAGCATCAAATTCGTTGTTGCAATAGGTGCAGTTTTCTTGTGTCATTTTTTCTCTTCTTCTGCTACTCCGTTGTTTGTGTACCATCTAAGTGCTCGGACTATTGCTCTAGTTTCAGCCATTCTTATAAAATGTGGCTTGATAAAATCCCCAGTTACATTTTCTATTGTTGCATCTCCATGACCTTCGAAACTTCTTCCATCAACTAAGGTTACAACTGCCTTGAATAATGCATACTTTTTCTCTAAATCAACCGATAACATCTCAGTTCTTATTGAAAATTGTTCTTTTAATTCATGTGCTTTTGTCAATAAATCTTCGAATGTAACCATTTCATCCTCAAACTTTCCAGTTTTCTTTTGAGTACTTGGAGTTACTCCTGGCTTTGCAGGGACCTTGTCCATCATAACAAAAGAAACTTTCCCATCTTTTGCAGTGATCTCTGCTTGGCCTAATTTAACATAATCTTGTTTAACCCACTCTTCTAATTCACCCATTTCTACATCCTGGCCACCCTCTACCACATACTCAATCTCGTTTCCTTCATGTTTTACTATTGTTGCTTTCATTTTTTACCTCCTTTGCATTTAATTAAAAGGGAGGGGTTTGGAGAATTCAAAAGAATTCGCCCTCCCTCCATCATCATTTTGATGACTATCTTGCATATTTTTTTCCTTTAGGGGTTGCATCCCTAACATCTTTAATTTCTAAATCTAAAAAGGCACTTTCCGGGATCTTGTCAAATAATTCTTGGGACACCCTTAAAATAAGATAATTTGTTCCTGTTTTCCTACACATGACATCTTTTAATTTTATCATTTTATTGCTCGTTCTACCCCATTACATCTATATTAAGACTATGATTTGATTGATTTATGTCTGTGTTTGTTGTATTTTACACTTACACCATTACAACATTTTATCATAAAAAACTTAGCCCAAGATAAACTTGTTTTAGCTTCTGCCAATCGTTTCGCTTTTCTTAATCTTTGAAATTCTACATCTGTAAATATTGGATTTGGTCCTTTCATTTTAATTCTATCTCCTTATCTAAACAAAAGTGTTTAGACTTTTTTCTTCTTCCTTTTACTGATTTACATTTGAAAGACATTCTTGCATAACAAACAGCCCAATATTCAATATCCCATGCTTTAATATTTCCTGCTTCAATATTTCCTGCTTCAATATTCCTTGCTTTAATATCCCATGCTTCAATATTCCTTGCTTCAATATTCCTTGCTTTAATATCCCATGCTTCAAT